CGCTTGTTCAAGGGACGCGGCTGTGTCACGTATGTTGGTGTAACATCGTAGCCATCATATGCATCCATCCCACAAGACTCCCTGAACTTGCCAGTCCAGAATGACTTGTGAACGTTGACCTTGCAATTGTACTTTTGCAGGTATTCTTGAACAACGATCGCATTCGTCGAGGGGACTAGAATATCATCCCCATAGACGTATACGTCCCTTGACACCTCCAAGGCGTTTCGGAACGTATAAGAGAGTCCTTTGCAGTCCAACAAGGCCATTACACATATAGTGTAAAAGTACATGGCCTCAACGGGAAAACAAAGTGCGCTACCCATAGACGCAAACTTCCGGAGCGGCAGTACTTCGCCGTCCGGCATTTGTGCGTTCAAGGATCTGCATGCCGCAATGCAATCGAGAAGGTCCCGATCCCATTGAAACATCAACTGGGCGACTGACCACGGAACGCGGTCTGAAGCATCAGATAGATCCAAAGTAGCCAACCTTCCGGTGGCCGAAGAACTCATCGCTAAACCCTGATTGACGCTTTGATCACGAAAATTCACGTGACCCGCCGAAATCGGGGACGATTCGATCTTGTCGTACAAGTACGACCGAATCCCCTGCTGCACAAATTGCATGCAGACAGGTTCTATCGCGATAATTCTGGGTGATTTTAAAGTCTTCGGTACAGTAACAACCCTAACGGGCTGTTCTTCCTGTACAGGTACAAGCGTTCCTTTCTGGAGTTCCTCGCTAGCATACGCTCCCAATGGGAGGGCAGTGCCAAGAAGAGGGAAGTAAGACTCCAAACGCTCATGCCAACGACCAAGACGATACTTGCCGTTTCCGGAAATACGTTCAGCCGTTGCACCTGGACCATGTCTGGGTTTGACCTGCTCGTAGTCAAAATCACGAGCCATATCACCCCATAACACGAGACTAACGCTGCGGAACGCAGCAATGGCCTCTTCCGGTGCAGAAAACTCTGCAATCTCGCGCTCAGTGACGACGTAGTTTCTGAGTGCCGCGCGGACCCGCGAGGGCGCGCACGGTATTTCCACTTTTGCGAAGAGCCGGCAGATCTGCCGGACTGACTCGACAATAGTGGAGGTATCGTTAACAACACTGTCACTATCATTTGAATTTGCTCTTTTGAGGGATTCATTTGACAACTCTCCTGTTTCTCTGTCGAAGACAAGACTGAGCATACCCGCCAAAAAGGCCGGGATTGCTCGGTTCTTCCTGAAAGATCGGAAGGACTGTGAGTCTATACAGCCATTCGCAAGACTTCTCTCGAAGTCCCGCGCGAACTGTGGGAGCGTTATCGTTAAAAACGATAAGCCCTCTTCTTCGACCCGCGACCTGATATAACATAGGTCGCGGAAATTTGAAACATCAGCGATGCACTTGTTGCATGCGTCGTCATAGACGTGCTGCAACAACTCCATGTAGTCACTTACGTTGCTTTTCAAGACTCCTCCAATCCGGGGGTAGTCTTCAAGCCACGCAGCCCACTTCCCACTG